TAATCCAAACCTACAACAAATTCCTGCAAGACATCCAGAACTTGGACCTTTGATTAGATCTATATTTATTCCAGAAAAAAAACATACTTGGGGATCATTTGACTACTCACAACAAGAACCTAGAATATTAGTTCATTATGCAAAGTTACAAAATTTAGAAGGTGTTGATGAAATTGTGGACGCATACAAAATTGGTGACGCAGACTTTCACCAGGTTGTTGCAGATATGGCAGGCATAGAACGTAAGCAAGCTAAAACAATTAATTTAGGTTTAATGTATGGTATGGGTAAGAATAAACTTATGGCAGAACTAGGTTTAATGAAAGATTCTGCAGAAAAACTAATTAAACAATATCATAGTAAAGCACCTTTCGTTAAACAACTTATGGAAAATGTTTCTCGTAAAGCAAATGATAGAGGAAAAATAAGAACTTTATTAGGTCGTGCGTGTCATTTTGATCTTTGGCAGCCTGTTCAATTTGGTGTATTTAAACCATTACCGTTAGAGCAAGCAAGAAAAGAATATGATGAACCTTTAAAGCGTGCTTTTACGTATAAAGCTTTGAACAAATTAATACAAGGATCTGCAGCTGATATGACTAAAAAAAGTATGGTAGCACTCTATGAAAATGGTATAATACCTCACATACAAATTCACGATGAAGTGGATATATCTGTTGAATCACCAACTAAAGCAGAAGAAATTATAGAAATAATGGAAGCTGCAGTTGAACTACAGGTACCAAATAAAGTGGATTTTGAACAAGGAGATAATTGGGGCGATATTAAATAATGGCATTATTAAACGCAGATATCCCACCCATTTATTGTAAAGTACGGAAGGAGTATCTTTATGACTTTAAAAAACATCATGGAGAAAGTGAAGAATGTGTTGTCTTCGGTCTCACATCTATGGCAGGGGCAGCAACATTATTTCACATCATGTTACCGAATGGTGCGGTCTTTTTTAGATTGCCTATCTCAGCGTTTTTCCAAAAACATCTTGATAGAAAACAAGTGCCTGATATGTCAGTCGACACGCTTCAATTGTGGAATAGTTTCAGCTATTATCCTAGCGTGCATATGTTTAACTATCTAACATCACAACGCGGTAAATACTTCGGAAAAGATAAGAAATTATATTATGGTGAATATTTGTTCACCATTGATTGGTGTCATCCTGAAAGCAACATTTTGGACACTGAACATAGTGAGATCCCTCATGAGCATAAGTGTGGACATGTTATGGCTCTTGA